GTCAGTAACAGGCATCTGGAGGAATGCTGACCATAAGCATGCTGTTCTGGACATATTGTCTGACGGGTGTCCGTACTCCATACCACGATCTTGAATTGTTGCCTTTGCTTCGTTGAGGAAATCACTTGCTTTCACACTTTGACCCTTTCCTTAGATGCGTAGTAATCTCTCACAGCTTTGCGACCCTTGAGATACCCCACGCGAATGCCGACAATACGGCCTAGGTGGAACCATAGTGCAGAGATAGCGATTAACGCTATAACATCCTGAATCACTGTATCGAACATAATTGCCCTTTCTGTTGGTGTTAGGGCAAGGATGACAGATTGCTAGGACAGGTCAAGGATATTTTGATAACGAAATGGTAACGATTCTGCATCGTCTATGTGGTCATCGATCGACCGCGCTAGATCGTTATCGAGATCGTCCATAGCGCTTTCCAGCTACCACGAAAGTTCCATCCTTTTCGATGTAGATAAGATCGACCTGTACGTTCTTGCCGTCTACATACATGATGGCAAAGGCCGATTGCCAGTTGGCAGACCCCTTTGTATAACTGGCCTTGCTAAAATCCATAAGATTGCCGACTTCGACGCCATGCAGGATACGCCCTATACGGCCTCCAGAAGCCTCTGTAAAGGACGATCTACCTGCCCTATGGGTATGCCCTGAGATGACGCTCTTGCCGTGTCTACGGGCCGCCTCAAGGGCTGAGAGACCGCCCTGTGACTTGATAGGGGTATGATCGCCGTGGACTGCTATCCAGCCCGGCGCGATGTTATATGGCTTCTTATGAAAGGTGATCCCCAGCTCATCGAATCTCATAAACTTCTCGAACCTAAGTTCAGGCAAAGATAGGAATGAGGGAATCTTCCTCATGATCTGATTGTAGAGCCGATCGGTATGATTGGATCTTATGGTCTGCGTGACCTGTAGGTCGTAAAGGACTTGAACAGCTTCATCGCGATCATCTCCAAGAGTCTGTTCATAGGCCTCGGGCGTCCCTTCCGACCATTTGCTGATCGTGTTGAAGTCAATCTCGTCGCCGATGGTTACTACCTCGTGCGGCTTAAACTTACTGATAAAGCTGGCTAGATTCTTAACTGCGTGTCGATCGTGGAAGGGAACCTGTAGGTCGCTCACTATGACAATGCGCTTCATTAATCCTCGTCGTCGTCCTCGTAGGGTATGCGATCCACTCGGTCGGGGATCGATGGCAAGATCCAGTCAGGATAGGCATCTTTGTCGCTTATGAGTGCAAGTGAAATATCAACTGCAAAACCTGCACGCCGAAGCGCACGATACATCTCATGCAGACTGATAGCCCATTGATCGAGAGCGTTGTAAGTGTCTAGGTCTATGATCTTTTTCTTAGCCATAGGTAAAGTGTTACTTACCTAGTAATTCGATAATGGTATCGACACGCGCTTCTAATCGATTAACCTGATCTTTGATCGATGAACCACCATTGGGCTTTAGCTCGGCAAGGTAATACTTAATTAAGAATTGCAGATATGCAGCCACTCCGCCAAGGACTGTAACTATACCTACGGCGACAGCCGCTATATCTACCGCGCTCATTACTTTTTAGGGCTCGCGTATCCGAATACTCCGGCAACGATCGAGCCAAGTACTGCGCGATAGTCAAGAGAGAAGTTAGATGTAGTTCCCCATACTGCTAGGAACGCGCCGACTGCGATTAGTGCTGGATGTTTCATGTTCATTGTGTGCCTCCTAGTAACGGGATATTAAAGAAAGAGCCGTCTTGATCGCCTTGTTTAGTGAAAGAGATATGGCAATGCGCGTTATGTGGATTAGATCCAGAATACTTGCGCCAGCGCCAGCCCATGCGAGACGATGCAATGCGTCCGGCGAAGATAATGTAGGCGATGCGCTTCTCACCGGCCTTTGCCGCGAGTCGAAGCTGATCTGCAATATCGGGCATGAGGTCGGGCTTGCCTGACTTATGAACATCTCGATCGACATCGATGGCGCGAACCACCCCTGTCGCTGGATCAGGATTGTGGTCAGAAGGACGCGCTGAATGACGGAGATCGCCGATCCAACCATCGGAACGCCGATCACGATCTGGAAAGGTGTCATCAAATTGCTCCCTAAGTTGTTGCCCTGCCTTAGAGAGTATGGGCTTCATTAGAGCATTCCCATCGCTTTAGATCATTAAGAAACAATTCTTCGTGGCCACAATCAGGCATTGGCGCTATGAATGCGTCATCGATAGGATCGTAAGTATATCCCACGCCTGCGTAGTTATAGCGGATGTTTCCGTTATAGCTTGTCTTGATCCAATTACCACCAAGATTATCGATAAGCCATTGATAGCCCTCATCGCCTGCCGGATCGTTATTATCTCCAACGAGTACGCGAATGACTTTATTACTATCGTCTAGTTCTGCCCAATGACTCATATTAAACCGCCGTCTTTAAGTATCGAACCACGATAACACCTGATCCACCTGCTGCGCCTGTGTTGCGGCTGCCCGAACCACCACCACCGCCACCTGAATTGGTGCCGCCTGCTGTGCCATTCAAGCCACCATCTCCACCGAAACCATTACCGCCAGTTCCATAGGTTGCACCTGATGTGCTAAAGACGCCTGCTCCTGCTCCACCTGCAAAATAATAACTCGATGATACCAATTCACCTAAGCCAGTAGCTGCGCCGATGGTGTCAATTAAAGCATTCGTCAAACCATTACCGCCGTTGCCGCCTGTAGTGCTGTTGGGTGGCACGCTACCTGCTGCACCAGCGCCACCACCACCGCCTCCAGGAAAACTTCCACCAACATTGTTATCGCCTGCGCCGTTATTACCTTGACCCGAAGTGGCCGTTCCGCCGACTCCACCAAATAATCCTGCAGCTGCGCCAGCGCCTCCACCTGATCCGCCGTTGTTACCTGAACGGGTGCCTGACTCAACTCCACCAGCGCCACCACCGATTACCAAAGTTAAAGCGCCAAATTGTGAATCGACTCCATTAGTAGACCCCACGCAAGGGTTACCTGATGCACCAGTACCACCACCGCCGATTGTGCAAGTATAGTTTGCAACGCTTAATGATTGAGACGTAAATGTTAATAATCCGCCTGCTCCACCTGCGCCTGCAAAACCAGCGCCGCCGCCGCCAGCCACAACTAGAATGTCAGCTGTTAAAGCTGCACTTGACACACCCAAAGTGCCATTACCTGTAAAGGCACGATAAAAATAAGTGGAATCTGAATACAAAGTACCACCTGTCACTACAGACTTAGGAGCAACGTAGGGTGCTTGAATGCCGACTATATTGTTGAGCATTATCCAATAGACCCGACAATGTACCAAGTATCCGTCCCGGTCTTAATGCAAGCCGCTGTGCGATTCTGACCAAGTGTAGGAGCGGCCGATACTGCTCCAGCGGAAAGGACTGTAGTAGTGCCGGATGTAACGGCTGAGATGGTGCAAAGTCCAGCGCCTTCATTAAGAATTGTGATACATGAGCCGACAGGGATAGCCGCTGTCGCGTTGGTAGGGATCTTTAGGGCGATCGCTGTAGCCTTGTTCATAGGGACTAGGACTTGATAAGAGTCGGCCACAGTCAGCGTGTAGTCGGCTGTCTGATCTGCCTTGATCTCAAAGGTGACTAGGCCGTTATAGTCTGCAGCCGTAAAGATGTCGCCTGTTGTCGCTGGAAAGCCTGTTGCCATTGTTTTCTCCTAGTATCCCATAATGGACGTGCCCATTATACCTGATGTAGTTGAGCCTATGATGAATCCTTCGACTATAGGCTCAAGTGTTGTAACTGTGCACTTCATTGAATTTGGGGTGATGTCCCATGCTAGACCCTGCACTTGCAGAACCTTCACTATCGTCGAGCCATTCTCCTGCACATTGGTGATCTCTAGATTATCAAAGTAATCAAGGCCGATCATGGTATCTGTAGGGACTGCCGTGTCTAATAGATCGACTGTCATGGCATCGATTCTGATTGAAGTCTCAGCTCTAGTGGCGACATAGATTCGAGCAATGTCTAAGACTTGAGCATCTGTCTCAGGGATCATCTCTGTCAAAGTAGTGCCATGAGGGAAGTACTTAGCCGAAGAATCAACATTGGCGACTACTTGAGCCGACCCACCTAGGCGAGTCATGCTGGCCTGATTGATGATCAATTTGTCATCGAAGGCATAACGAAGGTCTGAATATGGAATCCCAGTAGTTTGATTAAACTCAATCGGAGTTGCCGCTAGAGAGCCCACAACATCGTTACGATCCTTAAATTCTGCCGTCCCATCGGTACGGATAAAGAATGCGCCCTGCTCTGCGAACTCTGCCGCCTTAAGGGCTTGCAAGGATGTGCGAGCTGTAGCGGGATCGGCTTGAACTGTCGTCGATCCTGTGTCTGTGATTCTCATCGATGTAGGGAATGAGACTTGATCTAGAATCTTTGTAATGCGTGTGCCAGTAGTCTGACCGGCTGTGGCGTCCGTCACAGTTGCCACGTTAGCCATCTGAAAGAGTCTAAAAGCATCCGAGCAGACGATGTCTACATAGCCTAATTCTTGACCAGTTGGAAAAGAGTATTTGTAGGAATCGACATAACCTGAAAATAAAAAGTGCTGAGTGGTTGGAGTAGTAGCTGCGACTCGGACTTTGCGTAGTGGAGTCAAGTAGCCAAAATAAGGTGAAGATGTATTCTGAGGATTGAAGGCGCCTGTCTCATCGATTACTCGGACAGTACATGTGCCCGTCTCGTAGGTGTCGCGCATGATACTTCTTCCGCGCTGGATCTTGATTGATCGAGTACTGCTACTCAGATCGACTACAGGATCAGGGACTTCCGTTGCAGCGAACTGAGAGACGCCGATGACGCCGTTGATAGGATCGCCAATAGTGAACGGATAGCCGAAGGTCGCCCCTTGGCTAAAGTCGAACGATACCGAGATCGTGGCAGGTAGGCTCATTTGATTGAAGGTGCTCCACGGCCGTTATATCGGCTCACGTCGCTGAATGTACCTGAGAGAGACTGATTGACTTGAGTGTTAGTAACTGCTCCACCTACTACATCGCCGTCAAGAACT